GCAGACGATATTTCCCTCAAATCCATATTGATCAGAAGCGCATCATCAAGTTGCGGTGAAAATCGCCAATCAACAACTTCAAATGTTTTGTTGGAAAACCCCGCTCTTGTATTTGTAAGCCGCACAATATCGCCAATCTGAACCTGAAACGCTTTCATACCAAACGATGCAGAAATTGTTAGCTGCTCACGATTTCTGTATAGGGCAATCTTGGCAATCCTCTGAGCCATTGAACTGGTTGCAGTAAACCCAAGGTCAAAGTCGATGACGCTTTTGTCGCCGCCATCAGCGTCAACGAATGTTGTGCCAGTTACCTCTGGATAATCTGTGCTTTGATAGTTGCTTTCTGGCCCCTTGAATACGCCCCGCACTGCGTTAAAGTTGTCCCGGCGTGAGTGTCGAGTATTGATCCGAACCGTTGATCTAAGATCATCCTCATCAAGCGTGACCACCGGGGTAGTAAATGCCGATGCTTTAACGCGCCACTTGCCCTGACCATACCAGATCGTGCCGCCCATCGCCCTCAACAGATCATCAATAATATCCTTCGGTTGGCCACCAGTTGTGAACGATCCGTTTGTTGTGTATCTCTTCTCCGTTCCACCAGCGGCAAGCGCAACAGTCTCATCGCAGACATTCGCGGCTGACGCAAAAAGGGTGTCATCAATATCATCGGTGTTAAGGCCATAATCACTCACCAAATAGTCGCGCAAACAAAGGGCTGAGTTGTCACTGAATGCTGTTGTCGCAGTGTTTGGATTGTAAACCTTTTTTCCTTTGACAATAAAGCTGATGGATGGCTCGCCGTTGGGGAAGCTATCTGCATTGAACTCAAGCCTAATGTATGCGTAACAAATACCCTGCAATCGATGATCAGCCGTCCACAGGCCATTGCTTTCAGAAATGAGTGTCGGGTCTGCGACCTGATCCGCTGCACCCAAATGCTTGATGACCCTAACATAACCATTATATTTTGATGGCGCAGTTGCGTTGCCGTCACCATCAAGGGTTACTATTTCATCATTAAGATAAACGCTGGTAATTTCCTCGCACTCATGCCCAGCAATAGCCACAACCAGATGCAAGAATTTATTGTTGTCGGTGGCCTCTTTATAAACCACAACACCGCCAACGCGCGTCTGACCATAGATGATAGCGTGATCTTGTGCCGGGCCGATACCGGCAACCTGATATCCTGTCTCAGTGCGAAACGCCGCTTGCTTCGGCTTTGGTGTCAACGCCGAAGATAGATACGAAAGACCGACCGTGACTGCGAAGTTCATCGCAAAGTAGCCCATTATAGTCATTGAGCCTAGCGTGCCAGCGTACACCGCCGCCGCTGTGCCAGCGGCAGAAGCCAGAGCCGAAACCGCAATCGTGACTGGATCAGCGAACGCAGGAAACGCGACAAGCGAAAATATTACTGCAAAAAGATACTTCACGAAACTGACCAATATATATTTCCGTCCGTGGGCCTAAAAAACTCAAGTCCATTATAACCCACAAACGCAATGACATCACTAACCGCAACACCCAGCGTGACACCAACAACTGAAAGATCACTATGCCCTCGCGCCACAATGTTTCCCCGCATAGGCATCAACCTGTCCACCCTGTTCAATCGACCATCAATCGCTGTGATTATGCTCTTCTCATTATGCTTTTTTAGCAAACTCTTATAGTGCTTGTAAGCCGATTTGTAACAGTTATAGTCACCAATCCAGTCATCAAAAACGCCCCGATCAAGTTGCGCTTGAGCCGCGCCGTTTGCAAAAACTAGACAATCAAACTCTGACCAATCAAAGCCTCTATACCTGACGCTATCAACATAATTTGCCAAGCGAATATCCCAGTCATGAACCATTAACCCCGGCCCCAGTTAAACCGCTTGTCCTGCAAGTCTTCAACAAACTCAAAGCCCTTATCATTCGGAAATCGAGACTTCTGGTTTTGATCCGTATATCTGAAAACTCTGGGACGCTCTAAATCAATCAGCTTGCTCTCCACGGACAGGCCGATTGTGCTTGTTTCGGCAGATTCCTCAATATTCATCTGATCCATATAGCCGCTGAATATTTCAACGATCTCGTTGGGATCGCCAGTGGACACGTCAATCCTACTGCTGTCCTCTGCTAAAATATAATTACCAGCCTCATCAGTTAGGTATGCCCGGTTGGCATCAATGGCTCCAAAGAATATCTTGCACAACCTACCTTGATACGGCTCATTCAATGCAAGTGATATTAGGTTTGATGGTATGCCAGAAAGCGTAAGTGTTGCACCACGCGCTGATATCTGCGCTGTTTCACCGATCTCACTGATTTGCAAAAGCTGACCAGTCCCTGTGTAGGTTTCTCCACCGACAGTTAGATTACCCAGCCCAGTCCAGAACCTAAGTGTCTGTGTATTGAAAAAAAGCTCGACAGCGAAAAACGGCTGGATCGCCTCAGCCGTTAAAACACTAATAATTCCATCAGATAAAGTGCGGCTCATACTATTGCCTCAATCGCTGGGAACGTTATTCCGTAAATTGCGGCATCTCTAATTGTCCAGTTTGTTTCATTTGACCCAAGCCGGAAAACACCGACAGCATTTGAAACCACAACCGTTGAATTGTCTGAAGGCGCGTTTCGGATATAAGGCCACAGATCAATCGTGGCCTGACCCGATCCGTTTGTATTAACGTCTTGCAGAACTTTATGCAGAGTTGCAGTAGAGCCGCCACCCAGTTGAATATAGTCACCCGCCTTCAAATAACCCGTTGCCGATGCGGGACAGCCATCAATGGTTAAGCTGTCGCCAGTCTGGCTCGCGCCGTTAACTAGTGGAGTGCCGGGTGCTGATGATGCGGAGCCTCTTGGGGTTGCGTTGGCCGGATCGCCCAGCAGAAACGTGCCTCGCACCCCTTGAAGAGAAACCAAAAAGCTGACCCAAACCTCAGCTTGCTCGCGCTTGATTGGCGGTATAGTAACCTCTGCTTCCCACCGCTGGCCAGTATGAGCAACGACTTGCTGCTTCAGGGTGAACGGACTTTCGGATATTGCAACGGCATTGATTGCTCTGAGGGTAATACTTGAAATGCCTGTAGCCGTTGGTAGCGTCAATGGAAATGATATTGTCATTTTTTAAACCCTAAAAAGCTGACGCGAAAGACCCACCGCGCCGTCTGGCATCAAGGACAGCAGCTTTTGTGTTTTCGCTGATTTGCGGCATCAACTGCATTATCTCTGCCCTAACGGTTTGCGATACGCCTGTTGAAACGTTGATGGTCTGGTTGACCACAGTACCGTTGCCGCCCATTTTGTTGTTTGGAATAATCGTGCCGGAAGCACCGGGAATCATCAGTTCTGGGCCACGCTCGCCAACAATATAAGGACGGTTCGCCGCAACATGACCGCCCATTGCTTTCGCCACACTTTCACCTTGTGGAAGAAGGGCGTTCAACGCGCTTGAAATAGGCCCGGTGATAGATCGTTGAACCTGCATTCTTATGAGATCACTGATGATTGATTGTGCCATTTTTTTAAAAGCGTCTTTTGCTTTCATCGTTCCATCAATAACGCCAACCAAAGCATCCTCAAACGATTTAACGCCATTTAGTGCGGCTGTTCTTAGGTTTTGCTTCACGCGCCTTGCTTGCTCTGCGTAATCTTTTAGGCCGGTTGTTGCTGGCTCAAAAATTTCATCAAGGTCTACAATCGCGCCACTACACGCCTTGACGCTCTCTGTCAGGCCATCGGTTTCTTTTTTTGTTTCCTTAACCTTATCAGAAAGAAAATCAAAAAAACCTCCAGTCTCAAGTGTTATTCTTCCCAACGGGACAAACGACTGCTTGAGGTTTCCAGAAGCGTCAGCAAGCCCCTGAACGGCAAAGATTGAAGTCTTGACACCGCTGGCATAGCCGCCAAACTCATCAAGGACATCTTGAAGCGCATCTCTTATCTTAATAAATTCGTCTTTTGTTTTTGCCGTCCCATCCCGGAGTGGTTCAGTGGCATCCAGTGCCTTTTGCAAAGCCTCCGCATATTTACCTCCCTTTTCATCGGCCATACTGGCAAAAAAGTCTAAATGCTGAACTGCCTTGTCAATTTTTTGTTGAAACTCTTTTTCATCAATAGAATTTGAAAAAACCTTTTTAAGATTAAATAGTCCCCGCCTCATTGTGTTTATAGAATCAATGACATTATTGCCAAACTCAACAAATGCGATGCTTGCATTTTTAAGGAACTCAATGATTGATAAAACCATTTCTCTTGCAGCAGCTTCAATATCATCAAAATTATCGCCGATCTTTAACTGAATAAACTTGCGGAACTCTTCAACCATCCCACCTATTGCCGGGGCAAGCGCGCTAACCATTGTATTGGTAAGACCACGGAAAAGAGAAAAAAGGCGAGTGATCTCATCATTAGCGGCTTCAACGCCTCGAACAGCACCAGTAGACAGCACGATCCCCAGACTGTCAGCCTCATTAAACATTTCACGCAGTGCGCCGCTTCCCTGACGCAAAATGTTGACCATCGCTACGCCTTCACTATCAAACAGCTTGAAAGCAAGGCGCACCTTTTCGCTCTCGCCATCAACAGACTTGAAAGCATCTGACAGCTTTAACATTTGGTCCTCAAGGGAAAGGTCTTGAAACGATGATGCTGTTATGCCCAGTTCTTTCAAAGCATCTTTTGCTTCTCCAGTGTTATTTGCAGCCTCAGACAAGCGGCGCGTAAACCTTTGAAGAGCCATATCAACAGTTCGTGCTTCTACACCAACAAGATCGGCTGCAAATCTTAATTTTTGCAAAGCCTGTGTCGTTACACCGATCTTTGTAGCTGTCTTTCCCAGAACATCTATGCTTTGCATAGATGACCTTATGAGAAGGCCCAAACCGCCAACACCAGCCACGGCAATCAGCGATGTCTTAAAATTTAATAGGGCATTTTTTGCAAAGCTCAGTGACTTAGAAAGGCCCCTAAAAACCCTTTTTGTTAGATCAACCGCTGTAATTTTAATTTTAAGATTGTTTGGATCGGCCATCTTCTAATATCCTAAAATAAGCAAACCACTCGTTTATTTCAGAGAGGGTTAACTCATCCATCTCCGCTTGTGTTTTATTAAGGCGATCCGCTAACGCCATAATATTCATTCTCAGCGGATCGCCCTTTAGTTTTTTTCCGCATCCTCAATTGTGTCAATGTCGTTAAACATCTGACCAGCGACAGTGGCGATCACAGACATCTCCTCACCCATCAGATAAATCTTATCCTCAAGCGTGAAAAGTTTATTACCATCAACGTCCTGTGCCTTCATGATGATAAGATCAACCATTCCGTCAATCGTCATATCATTCAGAAAGTTTTTATGCTTCTTCTGAATTTTATTTAGATCGCCAGCAGTGATTGCTGATGAATAAATCAGCAACGGTGCATCATCATCGCCCCACTCTGGGACTTCAATGACGCGCCGTTGCCGATCACGTTTTTCTGAGATCATTTTACCCAGCGACATGATCTATTCTCCCTACGCAACAGTGCCTTCAGTCAGACCGCCAGTGATCTGGATGGAATATGTTGCAGTGTTGATCCCATCAGCAGAAACACCCAAATCGCGCCCAGTGATGATACCCGTGCCAGAAAGTTTGTGATCACCAGTCGTGTCACCTTCCATCTGAAAGTTAACGGTTACACTTGAGCCAGTTGTAAAAGTACCCTGACCAGTTGTATCGGTGTCGTCAAAGTAAGTCTCAACCGTTGCGGTTGCATCTTTAAATGAGGCAACGTAGGTCTTGGCTGCATCGCCCATCGTGGTGGTTTCCAAAACGTCAGAGGTTTCGCTGACACTGAATGATATAATCTCAGCAATAGCGTTTGAGCCGGATTTAACAGTGCCGTCATTTCCCTTGAAAGTTGCCATAATAAAATCTCCTGTTATGCGGCAGTTTCAACATCATTTTCAACTGTGCGATATTCCACAGTCACGGTGAAGCGACCTATTGCGACAGGTCTTTCCCCATCGCCAGAAAAATCAACTTCAAAAGAAGTAACCTGAACGTCCTTTGAAAGACCGCCCAGAGTTACATTTGCCGCCAATGCTTCTTCAACCTCAACGGCAATCTGATCAAGCGTATTGTCATAGTTAGCAGTTGCGTTGACATACGCCTCAACCTGAACCTCTAAGACCCTGCTAACAGACCGCGCCAGCGTCATTGTATCGAACTCAACGGCCTCTGATCTTGTAAACACGCAAAGCCCCGGCATTTTGCTTTGCTCGAGAGGATAAATTCGACTGCGAAAAACATTTGACCCGGTTGTTGTCAACCCAGTAACCGCCGTCACTATAGCGTCCCTGATTTGTTTACGAACATGAGCCATCAGTCTCGCTCCAAAACCAACATAGTCATTCCAGTGCCATCGTCCTGCACGATCCTGACTGTATAGTTGACCCCACTAACAACCAGAGCATCGCCCTCAGCCGCGCTTGAAACGTCAGCAGTGCGGCAATGAAAACGCGGTTGCTGCAATGCCACGCCAACGCCGCCACCCGCATCAACCTCAATGAAGTCGTTGTCGAAAATGCCGTTTACAGTGCTGGCAGAACCGCCAGATGGAGTATAAGTTGCGGCAGTGCCGAAATCATCAACATCCACAAAAATAGCACGATCAGCGGCACTCTCAACGGCCATCACTCGTCCTCTGGCGTTTCAATTTCATCAGAGCTAACAGACCTGTCAGTTAGCTTCTTTTTTGCCCTTGCTGGCTTTACCTCTTCAGCCAGACCCCTTGAAATTAACTTTTCAGCAATTCGATCATGAACGTCATACTCACTGCCAGCAAACATATTGCCGATGGTGCCAGTGTAACATTTGTCTAAAATCTTAACTCTCATAATAAAACCTTTCTAGGTAAGGGGTGGG